GTGCACGGAAGGCTGCGCCAACAGCAAATAGTGTGGAAGCTAAAATAGCATAAGATTGTACAAGACCACCTGTGCCTTGTTGCATACGTGCGAATCCTTTAGTACCTGACTCTACACGTCCAGACATAGCCTGCATATTTCTTCGGACATCTCCCGAAGATTTACCAACTTTGCCTACACTTTTACTAGTCTTTTTAGCTTGTGTGTCAAGCATTTTAAGGCTACCGTCATCGGTAACCTCAAAGGTAATAGTTGCGCCTTTAACTTTTTTCCCTGCCATTATGTTCCTTTACCAACCCTGTGTTTTTGGGCTTCTTGCTTTTTTTTGATTTTTTCGTTTATAAGCTGTGAATGTTCATTTTCTATATGTTTGAAGAAGTACATTGTTTGTTTTGGGTTTTTTATTTCATAAAGGTCTAGATAAGTACCTAAAGCACTTACATCTTTTCCCATATGAAAACCACTCATACCTTCCCATTTATCTGATAACATTTGGTGTAGAAAAAATGCGTCTCGAACTTCTTGTGGAAATGATTCCATAGAAGGAGGCATCTTATCAGGATCTGGCTCTTGATTTAATTGTTCACAAACTTTTAAATACTTATCGAGGTCTATGCCTGTGTCTTTAAAAGTTCTCTTTATTAGCGCAAGTATCTGTTCTACTTGCTCTGTGTAAAATTTTCCAGATCACCTATTGTATCAGTAACCCATTGGTCGAAATCGCCGCTATTTTTCATTAATAGCTCTGCGTTATCCTGTGTATATTCAAGTTCATCTTCTAGATTTAGTTGAGATACATCTACCAACAGAAACTCTTCGAGGTACTTGTATTTTAATCCTGTCCAACCTTTAATTATCGCTGCACTATACTGATTTACAAATAGTTCTTCATCTAACGAATCTTCAAAGGCTCTAGTCTTTTTATTAAACTTTTGCTTTAAACACTTATTTCTTAGCTTGAGTAGTTCTTCTCTGCCTAAATAACAAAGTTCAACTGTGAAGCCATCATATCCTGGATAATCTATTCCTACTGTCTTGCTTGGAGTTAATAAACTCTTAAGCGATACTGGTTCTTTTTTTACATTCTGTTCTGTCATTGTTAATTCCTAAAAATGGGAGAGCCTAAGCCCTCCCGAGTTTGTTTTTATTACGACGTATAAGTTACTTTAACTTCGTTTGTCGCGTCTGCAGCTGTTGCTGATGATAAATCAGTTGCTAGTCCGTGGAAAGCCACGTCTACTGATACTACATCTTCAAAGCTGTGGGCTGGTAATTCTAAATGTGCTTTGCCAACTTCAATATTACATCTTGGAGTGTTGCCACTTCCACCGATGCCGAAGTTTAAATCAAATGCATTAGTAATTACGCCTCTAGACTCTTGCAGTCTTTCAAATAAGTCTAATGACCCATTTGCTGTGTCGTTTAGATAACATGTGAAGTTACCTGAAACTGATCTTGTTCCCATTACATGTCCTAATGGAAGATTAACTGTACCTAGTGTTTCTGGTGTTAGATAAGTAAGATTATTTTCAATCGTAATATTACCACCTGTTAATGTAACACCGTATGTTACATCATTACCGTCTACATTTAACGCACCTAATGTACCTGTTGATTCTGATACATCAAAGCTAATTGCTAAGTCTGTTAATTTTTGTCTTATAAAGTTACTTGATGAACTTATGCCTTCGTTTACTATACCTAAAGTGGTAGTTCCAGTTACACTATTACCTGAATCAGTAGCTCTAGTTTCTAGAGTTGCTACTTCTTCTACAGATTTACCATTTCCAGACCAAGCAACTTGTGCTAATCCTTCAATATCAAAGTCTACAGAAGCTGATCCAATGGAACAGTCTGATACTTTATAAACGGTTACACCGTCTGTACCTGTAGTGTAAGTATTACCTTCACTATCCTTAGACGCTCCTAATACAAAGAATAAGTCAAATACGCCAAGTGTTACTTGGTTAGAATTTGCAAAATTAAACACATTAGGCTCATAGTCAGTCATAGTGCCTGTTGAGTCTGATCCTGTTCCTTTGTCATAGTCTTTCGCAGACATAGCAGACCATAAAGGCCCTTCTACTGCGAATTTTTTAGCGTTTCCAGCATGTTGACCATTAGTAACTCCATCAGTTGCTGCACTAGGTGCTGCACTTCCTGATGTAGTAGGTCTCATGTAGGTTGAAAACGACCATTCTGCTGGGGCAAAAGAGTCCGTAAACATTGCTCGACCTCTTTTAGAATATCCAGCACTGGTGGCTGCTTCGTTCAGAGTAACCTCTGAAGTATTTGTCCCTTGACTGAAAGAAAAACCGTCTAAAACAGGTATCTCATAAAGAGCTGTTTTAGCTGTACTTCCGTCCAAGCTGTGGGTCATAAATACTTTGGTATCTCTACTAAAGAAAAATGCCATTCTTTTCTCCTATTTAATATCGAATCTCTAAGGTGATTTCTCCTACACCAAGAGGTTCGAGTACTCCTTCATCTGTGTCTACTGTACCGATTGTTGTCTGTACTGTAGAGTGAGATGCTCCTGTCGAATCGTAATACGTTAAGGGATCTTTATCCTCTAGTACTGTTTCAACATCTTCTAACAATTCTTCGAGTGCTTCGATAACATCATTGTCATCTGAAACGTAACATCGAACCGTTATTCTTAAAAATCTAAATCTAAACCCGCCTCCATCATATTCGCGGGTTTCTGTTCCTGCTCCTATATGTATTGCAGGAAATTCTACTACTTCATCCCAAAACTTTAGTCTTCTTTCTACGGTTGAGACTGCTGTTCTGAAAGGTTGCATTCCGTTAATTTGTTCTAGCTCTACGGCTAGTGCTTCTACTATGGCTCGCCTACGCGTGGTATGTTTCCTTGCTAGTGCTGTTTCCATTATAGTACTCTTACTCCGAATCTACCACCCAACATTCCGGTGGCTACTTGTCTTACTGATTTGTTTATTAATCTTTCTGGGTCTCTTTGAGGAGTGTGCATTTTTCCTCCTCTTGCAAAAGTCTCATAAGGATCATTTTGGTAACTAGTTTCTATCATTGTGTTACCCCCTCTTGGACCTTGCAGTACATTATCAACTCTTACTGAGTTTGCAAATCTACCCGTTCTAAATCTTAGTGCAGGTTCTTTCATATTAAGGGCAACTTGTGCGGGTAATACTTCATTAAGTAATGCTTTTAAAGCCATTGGATTTGTTCCTGCTGCTTGCTCTACGTGGTTTTTCCCTCTTGTTCTTACTGCCTTTCCAACTCCTATACCTCTTTTAACCCCTTTTAAACCTCTTCCAGTTTTTACCTTTTGCGTAACTTTATTTCTAGTCATTCCTTGATTTTTGCTAAATAGTGTTTTATTTACTTTAAATCTCATATCTGCTCTAGTAGTATGGTCAAATAAAGAACCAACTACCATTCTAGGTACTACTGTTTTAACAACATCTATCGGTGAAGGACTTCCTCCTAGATTCGTTAAGTCGTAGGCATTTTTAATTCCCCACATCTCTATAGCTTTTTCTATTCTAGTAAGGATCAGGCCTACTTTAGTATTAATAGTGTCTACTAATCCACCCGATCTACCTGCATCCCAGGCAGACATTGCTTCTCTATATTCGGCTTTTCTTCCTATTGGAGATAGTCCAAATACTATCTGTATTTGAGGAGTTACAGGAACTACGTTATTAGACCAGCTTATTTTTTGTCCTAGTTGTCTAGATTTAGGAACTATTTTCTTAAAAACTAAATCTTCAGGCTTTTGATCCCATCCCATGCTTACTTCTAACCAATCCGCTAAAGTATTTAGTCCGATATCGTATATCTTACTCCAATCATTAGCTTGACTGTAAGTTGCAAGATCAACAACCATTTCTTCAATAGACGGAGAATTTTCTCTTCTAGGTATGCCTTGTTCGACTAGTAAGTCGTCAATGCCTTTAAGTGCTTGTATAGTTCCCAGAGTAGTTTTTTTACCTGAAATAATTACATCTCCATGATGTCCGTCTGCAGCATTTAAAATTCTAGTCTCATCAGCTGCACTAAGAGTCATACTGCCTATAAGTGCTTTTATTAAGTCTCTTTTGGCTTGTGTAATAGCTTTTGATATTGTGCCACCTTGCTCAAAACCCGCGACTCGTGGTAAGCTTGTAATTACTAAACTATTTTTTTCAATATTAATTGCGTGAGCTGCACCACCTTTACCACCACCTGATGTACCTCTTATATAGTTTCTAATACCTTTTGTAAATGCTCTGTACCCTCTTGCTGTTGATACAGTGGAACCTGTTATATGCTTTACTTCATTTACGTATTCTATAACTAATTCTCTTCTAAAAATTATTTGTTCTACTTTATTTTTACTTAGCTCTCTTCTAGATAATTTTGTAATTCTATCCCCGATTAACTGATTAAGCTTA